GAAAATCATGATGGATCATATTCAACAAATCCAGATGGAGTATTAGCACCTGTTTTTAACAGACATCCTGACCATCATCATTTAGAAATGGGTCATGTATCTCCAATGAAAAAATCTGATTTTCAAAGATTAACAGTATCAGAATCTCATCCAAAAGGACTTAAATTTGATGATATGTATAATGCATTAAATAAAGAACATAAAGATGCTAATGGCTTAGATGGATTTACTCCACGCTCTCATACTGATAGTTTGCATGAAAAAACTATGCAACATCCATTCGTTAATAAAGTTGCTGATATGATGTTTACTAATGGATTTCATCCAGGAGATATTTCAATTAGAAATATGGGAATTTGGACTCATCCACATACAGGTAAACAATATCCAGTAATGTCAGATTATGGATTTACAGATGATGTTGCCAATCATTATTGGCAAAGAAGACAAAGAGCATCAAGAAATTATTAAAAATACTATAAAGGGAGTGAAAAAGCTCCCTTTATAATATAATCTTATACTATTTAAGCAACTTTTCTAGTAGATAAATCATCAAATTTTTCATAATTCTCTACGAATGATTTCTTATTTTTCTTATAAGAATCTTTTTGTGAAATTTTTACTTTTGGTTTTTTGAATTTATCAGAAGGTTCTTTACGATATGTTTTAGCCATACTCAGTTATCTTTATTATCAGTTTTAATTACATTAATTTTATCAAGATCTTGATTAGATCCTTGTCTTGCTGGTTTTCTATTGAAAAATTCAGCAGTTTTTTTAATTTCCTCTTCATAACGTTTTTTATCATTTTCATCAGGTATATATTCGTTAGCCATTTATGTCATCCTTAAAATAATTATTTATAATTTGTTTTATTTTCACCATATAAGTATCTATATATTTTATTTCAAAAGAGGTGTTTATGAAAAATATTTATGAAATTGTTTTAACAAATTTCAATGAACCAAATGATGTTCAATCAAAGACTATATTTTTTGTATCTGATAATTTAAATGATATTTTATCTTATATTAGATCAAATAAAGATTTAACTAATTTTGTTGTATCTAATATAGTTATGATTAATCAAGGATCAGAAGTAATTTATATTTAATTATCATCCGACTACAGAGTAATAGTAACACAGGATAGAAAAAAAGTCAAGAACTTTTTTATTAGATATAGACTTAGATTATAAGAATTATTTTAAACTTATTAAAATCTGTATAAAGATAAATACTATTATTTTATAAAGGAATTTAGATGAAAATTCTAGTAATAGATTCGGAAGGATTTTGTTTGGATTTTGCATGGAGATGTAAATTAAACAAACATGATGTTAAATATCACATAGCAATGAATCCAAAAAAAGGAATAATATCAACATATGGAGATGGTATTGTTTCTAAAGTAAATGAATATAAACCATATATGGATTGGGCTGATTTAATTGTTCTTTGTGATAATATAATTTTAATGGAAGAAATGAAGAATTATAGAAACAAAGGATATCCAATATTTGGTATTGATGATGATATTTCTAAATGTGAATTAGATAGAAATTATGGGCAAGATTTATTTAAAAAATATGGTATAGAAACTATGCCCTATGAAGGTCCATTTAATGATTATGATTCTGGAATAAACTTTGTTAAAAAGAATCTAGATAAACGTTGGGTTTCAAAACCTTGTGGAGAGGAAACAGATAAATCATTATCATATGTTTCTAAATCTGCTGAAGATATGATATTCATGCTACAAAAATGGAAAGAAAAAGGAAAGAAACAATCATTTATTTTACAAGAATTTAAACCTGGTATTGAAATGGCTGTTGGTGGTTTTTATGGACCAGGAGGATTTTCTAAATACTACTTAGAGAATTTTGAATTTAAAAAATATTTAAATGGAGATTTAGGAGTAAATACAGGAGAACAAGGAACTGTAATAGGATATGTTCAAAAATCTAAACTAGCTGAAGAATTACTAACTCCTTTGATTCCTTATTTAAAATCAAAAAATTATTGTGGTTATATTGATGTTGCTTGTATTATTGACGAAAAAACAGGAACTCCTTATCCATTAGAATTTACTTCAAGATTTGGATATCCATTATGGCAAATACAACAAGCATTACATATAGGAGATCCTGCAGAATGGATGTTAGATCTTATTAAAGGAAAGGATACTTTAAAAGTTAAGGATAATAAAGTATGTATAGGTGTTGTTCTTTCTAATGGATCTTACCCTAAAAAAGCAGATGATTATTACGAAGAACAAGATTATCCTATTAAGTTAGATAAGGTTAATATGAATGATATTCACCCTTCAGAAGTTAAGATAGGAAAGACTTTAAAAATTTCAGATGGTAAAATAAAGGAAGTTGATGGTTGGGTTACTGCTGGAAATTATATTCTAACTGCTACTGCATGTGGAGATACTGTTTCAGAAGCTAAAGAAAAAGTTTATAAAATTTTAAAAAATATTGAAGTTGGAAATTCTCCACAATATAGAACTGATATTGGAGATAGACTTAATAAACAACTTCCAACAATTCAAAAATTTGGATATGCTAAGATGTTTAAGTTTGATGAAAAATCTAAAGGGTCTGAGGTTGCTGAACAATACGCACAAGCTATATCTAGAAAGATAAAATTTTATTGACATTTATTTTTAAATTTTAGATTAAAAGTGTTGACTTGATGTAGAAAAACTCGTATACTATATGCTCTTACAATCGACAAGTGGAGTTTTTGTGAATATATTTTATCTTGACCACAATTATAAAGTTTGCGCTCAAATGCACAACGACAAACACTGCATCAAGATGATTCTTGAGTATTGTCAACTTTTATCTACTGCTCATCGTGTTCTTGATGGTGTTGATTCAGTAGAAAAACGTGCAGTTGCTGGATCATTTCCTGTTCGTTGGCGTAATGTAAAAAAATGGAAACTTTCTGATGATCGTGACAATATTTTATATGCAGCTACTCACATCAATCATCCTAGTGCTATTTGGTGTCGTGCTTCAAAAGCTAACTACGATTGGCTATACTCATTGCTAGTAGAACTATGTAGTGAGTATACCTACCGTTATGGTAAAGTTCATAAGTGTGAGCAAATTGGTTTGGTTAAGAAACTGTCTGAGTATCCAAAAAATATCAAGATAGGTCTATTCACGCAACCTACTCCAGCTATGCCTGAAGAATATGTTATCAAAAATGATTCCATAAAGTCTTATAGAAATTACTATATAAACAGCAAACAACATATCGCACAATGGTCAGGAAAGATAAATAGTAGAGAAGTACCAAATTGGTATTCTCAAGGAATTCTGGATTTATTAACAGAACAGGCTCAAAAATTAAATATGGGGTATTAAATGCCAATTTATGATATAAAGAATAAAGACACTGGAGAAATAGAAGAAAAATTTATGACTATTTCTGAATATGAACAATATAAAATTGATCATCCCAATGAAGAACAAGTTTTCACAACAATGAATTTTGCAGATTCTGTTTCTTTAGGAATTAAAAAACCACCAAGAGAATTTCAAGAGGGAGTTATCGAAAGAATTAAAAGAAATACCCCAGGTCATAATATTCAAAGCAGATGGGACTAAATACAATTTTGTTATGTATATTAATGTTTTTTTGACTTCTATTAACTACAAAGGGCAGATATTGCCCTTTTTTCTTTTCAAGGATGTTTATGTCAAAAATAAGAAAACTAAACAGCAAATTCTTAAAATCTTCAGAGATAGATAGAGAGATGGATAATGTAACTTCGATAAAAGGCAGAAAAAGAAAACCACAAAATTCTAATACAGGACAATTAGTATTAAAGGAAATTCAACCATTAACAGATAATCAAAAATTAGCTTTTGATTCATATTATTCTGGTAGAGAATTAATTCTAAGTGGATTTCCTGGAACTGGAAAAACTTTTTTAGCTATGTATCTTGCATTAAATGATTTATTCTATTCAGAAAATGATTATGAAAGAATTATTATATGTAGAAGTTTAGTTAAATCTAGGGAAATAGGACATTTACCTGGTTCTGTTGATGAAAAAGCTCAACCTTTTGAAGCACCTTATATTTCTATATGTAATGAATTGTTTAGTAGAGGTGATGCATATTCAATATTATCTAAAAAGGATATAATTCAGTTTGAAAATACTTCATTTTTAAGAGGATTATCTTTTAATAATGCATTAATTATTATTGATGAAGCTCAAAATTTCAATTTCCATGAAATTGATACTGTTTGTGGTAGAATAGGTAAAAATTGTAGAATAATTTTTTCTGGAGATATACATCAATCTGATTTAATCAATACTAGAGAATGTAGTGGGTTTGCTAAATTTTTAAAAATCGCAAACATTATGGATAGATTTAATGTTGTAGAGTTTGAGGTAACTGATATAGTAAGAAGTCAATTTGTATACGACTATATTGTTGCTAAACATAGAGTAGAACAAGGATATGATTAATAAAAGAAAATATAGAAGTATTTTCATTTCAGACATTCATCTTGGAACTAGAGATTGCAAAGCAGAATTGCTTTGCAATTTCTTAAAATATAATTCAGCTAATACAATATATCTTATTGGAGATATTATTGATGGTTGGAAAATGCAACAAAATAAATGGAAATGGAAAAAATCTCATACAAATGTAATTCGTCAAATTTTGAATCATTCAAAAAAAGGTTCAAAAATAGTGTATATTACAGGGAATCATGACGAGTTTTTGAGACCTTTATTAATATATGATTTTTCTTTAGGTAAAATAGAAATAGTTAATAGAATTGATCATATAGGAGTTAATGGTAAAAGATATTTAGTAATACACGGAGATTTATTTGATGGTATTTCTAAATTAGCACCTTGGTTAGGATTTTTAGGAGATAAATCATATGATTTATTATTATATCTAAATTCTAAATATAATTGGTTCAGACATAAATTTGGATTTGGATATTGGTCATTTAGTAAATATCTAAAACATAAAGTTAAAGGTGCTGTTGATTTTATTTTTGACTATGAAAAAAATTTAGTTGACTATTGCAGAAGAAAATTCTATGATGGTGTTATCTGTGGACATATTCACCATGCAGAGATAAAAGAAATCGAAGGCATAGTCTATATGAATGATGGAGATTGGGTAGAAAGTTGTACCGCATTAGTTGAACATTTTGATGGTACTTTTGAAATAGTAAATTGGAACGAAATTAAAGAAACTAAAGAGGATAGATGTGAAGAAAATATTGATAATAACTGACACAACCCTTAAACAAACTAATGGTGTTGTTAGAACTCTAAACAAAACAATGGAAATTCTTTCTGAAAAAAATGAAATCTCTTTCATCAATCCAGAAAGATTTAAAACTATTTCTCTACCATTCTATAAAGAAATTGACATTTCATTGAATATATGGAAAATTGGTAAAATGATTGAGGATATTAGTCCTGATTTTATTCATATTGCTACAGAAGGTCCAGTTGGATTAGCAGGAAAGTTATATTGTGATAGGAAAAAATATAATTATACAACATCTTATCATTCTATGTTTCCTGAGTTTATTAAAAACATTTTTGGGATTTCTGAAAATTTAACATACCCATATTTCAAATGGTTCCATTCAAAGTCTAAAAATATATTAGTTCCTACTAATATAGTAAAAAATCTATTAATATCTAAAGGATTTAACAATCTTGTTGTTTGGAAAAGAGGAGTCGATAGAAAAGTATTTAATTCTTCTCATAGGAATAGGCCATTTGATTCACATTTAAAATTTATTTTATGTGTTAGTAGAGTTTCTAAGGAAAAAGGTTT